GAGGACGGTTTCGGTGCGGCGGCTACTGTTTCAGCGTAGCCAGCAGCGACGAGCTCGGCGGCTTCGATGTCGGGCACGTCGCAGACGTCGCCGACTGCGGGCCACGGCACGCCGTCTCGGGTGCCGGATATTTCTGCGAGCATCTTCACGCGCATTCGGTGCGCCTTTCGTTTGGATTTGCCGGGTGGGCGCCCCGGCGAGACTGTCCGTAATTCTCGCCGGGGCTGGTCCCACCTGGAGGGGGATTTACTCTGGGTTTGAAACCAGAGATCAGGTAGCGCCACCGGCGAAGTGCTTGACCGCGCCGGTCGTGTCGATCAGGTCACCGTCGGTGCGGAACAAGAACCTCCACGTGATCAGGTCGTTCTGGAACGCGAAGTCGACGGAACGTTCGACTCGCACGCCTCTCACGTCGCGGATCATGTACTTCGACAGATCGCCGAACACGACCGACTTGGCCGATAGGGCCGGGTCAGCGACGTTGGTGTCGGTGACGACCGGGCGGCCAAGGATCGTGGACTGTTCGCCTGCGGTTAGCCCAGGCGCCCACAAGTATTGGTTGTTGCCGTCCTTGAGCTTGCGGGTGTCACGCATGCCGATGTCGGACATCAACCACGATCCGTTGGTGCGGTACGGGCCGATGACCGAGAAGAACAGGTCAATCAGGTTGTCAGCGGTGAACGCTCCCGACACTGCGGTAGCGCCGGTGATCCCGAGCGTCGAACCGTTCACAACGCCGTTCGGTTGAGCGGTGCCGGTACCGGTGATGAAATGAGCGCCAGCGCCGTTGGCCAAGGCACGTCCACCTGCCTCGGCCAAGTAGCCGGTCAGATCCACGCCGGTGTCTTGCTCGAGCTCGGCCGAGATCTGAGTCGAGAAACCGTACTTGTAAGCGTCGAGGGTGACCTGGCCAACGACCGGGTCGGACTCGGTAATGAGCGCACCTTCACCGATGATCGCCGCGGTTGGGTGCGACGTGGTCTTGGGGACCTGCAACGAGTTACCCGAGTCGGTGGTGATCACCGACACGTTGGTGCGCCGAATCGCCGAGTTCTCGGTCATGTGTTCCATCAACTGGTTGAGGAACCCGGTCGGCACAGTGTTGCCGCCAGCCGTCGCAGCGCCGACGGTCAAGTCACGGAACTCGTGAGCACGGCGTTCACCGTTGACCATCGACCGCAACACATCGGTGTCGGTCATGGTGGTCTCGGTGTCAGGGGCATCAGGGGCAGGGGTCACGTTTTCGTAACGGGCCCGCACTTCCGCCGCGGCGGCGTTGCGCTGCTCGACCTGGTCGAGTTCAGCGATACGAGCGTCGAGCCCGGTGATGTCGTCGTTAAGACGAGTCCACGTTTCGTCGGCTTCGGTGGTGAACTCGCGGCCTTCCGCCTCGACAGTGTCGAGATGTGCTTGGGCTTCGTTCCACACCGACGCGCGTCGTTCAATAAGGGTCTGCAAAAGAGTCATTGTCTTTGCCTTTCGCCGTGCACGTTTTCGGGTGCGCGGCAATGAACCGGGGCCGTTATTGGCTCGCCCGGCTAAAGGTCGGAATTTTTTGGAGTGTTACCGTCTCAGCAGTTGGAGACGGGCGCGGGCGACGTGCAGCGCAGTAGCAGACAGGTGCCCGGCATCGGGCGGCGTGTCCAACTCGGGTGCTCCGTCGGGAGCGGCGCGAGTCGCGTCAAGATCGTTGGTTGCGGCGCACTGGCATACAGCGTCACGCAGTTCGGGGTTGCGGGTCATCAGCCCAGCGAGTTGTTCAGCGGCAGAATCGGGATCGGTCAACGCTGAGAACGCCAACGCGGACCGTTTCGCCTTGTCGCGAACGCCGGCGGTACGAAGCACCGTTTCGAGCGACGCAGCCGAACGGGCTGCTGCGGTTGTTTGATCAAACGCCGGCCACGTAACCGGGCCCGTCTCGAACAGTCGACCCTCGAGAATGAGTCGGTGCGGCCGCTCGAGGTCGTTCTCGTCGTTCGGGTAGGACCACTGCTCGCGAACGACTTGGAACCACACCGACGACCCGCGAACGTCGCCGCGGCCCACTTGGGCGTGAACAGACATCGCCATCGGATCTTCGGAGTTGATGTCGACGTCGTACAGCAGCCCGCCGACATCCTCCGACAATGTGAGAGTCCCGGCGTCGGTCGCTCCGAGCAGCCGGCCAGGGTCATGGTTGAACATCGACATGATCCGGGCCGATTCGGCGATGGTTTTGGTCCACGCCCCGTGAGAGACTTCCTCGTCCCAGTCCGAAAAGTATCCCTCAATGGTGGTCGACTGGCCGGCTACCGATCCGTACCCGGTAACACCGGGAGCGTTGTCGGTGCTGTGGCCGCGTATTTCGGTCTCTGCTGCACGAATCTGCAACCCGGCGGCGAGAACACCGCGGGCTTGTTACTGCTCGATGTTGGATGTCATAACGTGTGCGCTACTTCCCGTTTTGGGTGGCGGTCGGTGTAGTCGAATATGGAGGCCACAACGCTTCAGCGCCGGACCCGTCAGGGATCGGTGGGAGATCCTCGAGCGCCCTCACTTCGTCCCGAGTTTTCCAGCCGGCTCTGATCGCCGAGTCGTGCGCCTGGTAACGGGTCGCAGTGTCGGAACGGAGCAGGGCGGCCCGGTTGAACTTGACGAACAACGGGCGAGGCAGGTTCTCCGTGTAAAGGTCTGTTTCGATGCGGGTGAGATACGGATCGATTCCGAACGTCAGCAAATCTTGCGAACGTTGTTCTCGGTTGGCGTAGGTCACCGACGACCCCTTGTCGGCCCCGCCGATCGCCTCAGGTGGAAGATCAAACGCTCTGGCGATGTCGCCCACACTGGCCGCTTGCGTCTCAAGAAATTGGGCCTCGTCAGGCGCGGACTGGATCGGTGTGTACGTGAGTCCGGCACCCAACACTGCCGGTTCGCGACGGCCTTTCACGGCTGCGAGAAACCGGGTTTTCATCGCCGTGGCTTGTTCCTGATTCAAAACCTGATCCGATGACAGCACCGCTGAGGGGTGCGCGCCGTCGCCGAACCACTTCGACCCGAAACTACGAGCCGCTAAAGCCAACCCAAACGTTTCTTTATGTCGTTCGAGGGGAGCGACACCCAACGCCGAGCCCGGCGGCACGTGCTTGCCTGGGATGTGAAAAAACTCATCCGGGTTCACGTCAACTCCATTGACCTGAAACGACGGCCGTCGCAACGACGAACCCTGAGCCGCAGCAACCGTCGACGGGTCGATCCACTCGATCGTGGTCGGCCAACCCTGACGGTCACGGGTCAACACGAGCCCGTAAGCGTTACCGAACAGCAGCCACGACACCATCAACTGGTGCCGCCAAACCATCTGCGACACAACCATCGATGGTGACGAAACCAACTGAGGCGACGAAACAACCCGCGGCACCAGATGCGTATCTTGCCGGAACGTATCCAACGGCAGCGTTGACGCCATATCGGCCAGCAACGACACCGCCCGAGAAACGGCCGACAAACTCATCGCCGTTTTCGAATTGACACGCTCACCCGACGTCGACGGCCGATACGAATCGCTGCCGGTAATCCACGCCGACAAATCAACCGCCCGCTTCTCGCGGTGCAACAAACTCACGACTGAACCCACGCCACAGCGACCAAAGCCACACCAGCAGAAATAAACCCGGCCGGAAGCCAAGCCATCCCAGCACCAGCAACAACCAACCCCAACCCGCAGACCTCGAGCAACGTCGTAACCCAGTCACGCATCTTTGTCTCTCCTAGAACACCTGCGAAGCCGGGTCGATATCGACCCCCACAGCACCGACCGCTAAAGTCACAGCGACCAGCGGCGAAATATCAACACGCGACGACTTACGCGACCACAGCCACGCACCGTCACCAACGATCCGTTTCGACGCACCAGCCAACGCCCGGTCAAGAACAGGGTCACCAAGATGACGGACCCGTTCAGCGACGACCAAGTCGTACAGCAAACCGCACGAACGTGCATGCTGAGTCGTTGTCACCGGCTCGATCTCAACGCCAACCAGTTCCGCCTCGGTGATCAACGACCCGGCCG